AGACTCTGTGCGCCGACATCGATGTGACCAGCGGCATCACCTGCATCGGCGGCATGATGGGCTACCTTTCGGTAGCGTTCGAGAAGAAGGACGACGACGCCGTCATGCTCTGCATGAGCAATCCAGTGTTCCTCGACAACCTGTCGGAGATCGCCACCGCCGACAGCGAAGTGAAACTCGCGAACGCCTTCGACCACTGCATGGCGATGTGGCGCGAGAAGAACGGCGAAGTTGCCAGCCTAAAGGCTGGCATGGGAAGTGCCGTGCAAGCGCCTTCAGGTGATGCGGAGGTGACGCAGTCCGAAGGACCGAAAGGACGGCGGAACGGCGACCGATGAACTGGCGGAGACACTCTCTATGTCCCTCTCGTAGTGAAACGAAGAGGGGACATAGAGAGGTATCCCCTAAACCCCCCAAAGTGGCACTGCCACAGGAGACAGCGACCATGAGCAGCAACGACATCAGCACCATCGTCAGCGACATCAATACGGGTCTCGACGCACTCCTCAAGGCGTTCGAGGCGAAGCCCAGCGTGACCGTCGGCGGCGTGAGCAGCATGGAGGTCACCAACCTCGTCGCCAACGCCATCCGTCAGGATGGCAACAGCGTCCGTGACGCAGTCCTCAACGCCGTCGATGCGAAGATCGACGCAGTCGTCACTGACAGGTTGACCGACATCGACTGGTCGGAACACCTCGACACCCGCGACATCGCCCGTGCCATCGACAGAAGCGACATCGTAAGCGAGATTGACTTGAGCGACCTCGCAAGCAACATCGACTTGAGCGACCTCGCGAGCCACATCGAGACGGACGACATCGCCGAGGCTGTCAAGGACTCGATCGATGTCTCCGACATCGCAAGCGAGATCGATTCGGACGACCTCGCCTCGTCCCTTGCGGCGAACGACGCCTTCGTCGCCGCGATCGCCCGTGAGATCATCAGGCAGATGACCGCCACCAAGGTGGCGTGAGACGGACTCATCCTTCGCGGTTCTCAGGGGGAAACCCCTGCGAACCGTTTGTCAGGACTGTGCGGCACGTCGCTGCACGGGAAGCGCAACGCCATCAGGAGACACACGCATGGCACTGAACTGGAACATCGGCAGCATCCGCGACCATGAGACCCTCTGCTTCGTCGGCGAAGGCGACAAGCGCAAGATGCGCGGCACGACCGAGACGCTGATCTACGCGACGATGTTCCTCGGCATGAACGGCATCACGGAGAAGAACTGGCAGGAGTTCTACTTCCGCATGTCGTTCTACGAACGGCTCAACGGCGGGCTCCGCCGCAAGTGGGATGGCGAGGGGAGCGAGGAAGTGGTCTTCACCGCCGACGAGATCAAGGCGCACATCGGGCTCGGCACGAACGCCACGAACGAGACCAGCGCACGGTGGAAGAAGCGCATGGTCGAACTCTGGGCGAGGGACTGGAAGTCCCGCCTGATCCGCGAGACGACCACCAAGACCGAGGTCGCTTGGCTTCCGAACCGCTCGGCATGACGTAGGTGATCCCACCCCCCCTTCCTTGTGAAGGGGGGTGGGTCACCACTCCAAATGGGTGATGTTGCGTTTGACATCACCGAACGTATCAGGTACAATGAGAGTGTCGCTACAGCGACAGGAGACAAACAGACATGGCACACAACATTCAGCACAACGACGGCATGGTTCTCATCGGCAAGCCCGCGTGGCACGGCATTGGCAAGGTTCTGCCCGAGGCGGTGACCCCGCAGGAGGCGCTCGTCATCGGCGGCATGGACTGGACGGTCGAGGAGAGCGATGCCCTCACCGCCACCTTCGGTGCGGACAGCGGCAACCCAGAGCGCGTGGCGGTCGAGACGCACAAGACGCTCCGCCGTTCCGACGACAAGTCCGTGCTGGCCACCGTCGGATCGGAGTACTGCGTACTCCAGAACAACCGACTCGCGGACATCGCGTCGAGCCTTGGCTCGGCTGGAGTGGTCAGGGTCGAGACTGCTGGGACGCTCAACGGCGGTCGCCGCTGCTACTTCCTCTTGAAGGGAGACACGGTGGACATCGGCGGTCGCGGCGACATGGTCGAGGAGTACCTGTTCATCGCGAACAGCCACGACGGGTCGCTGGCGCTGACCGCGTTCCCGACCTCGATCCGCGTCGTCTGCGCCAACACGATGACGATGGCGCTTCAGGAACTGCGTTCCAAGAACAACAGCGGAGCCTACCGCTGGAAGCACACCAGCGGACTGGAAGTCCGCATCGACGAGATCAAGGCCGTCCTCGCCAACTGGACGAACGTCACGACCGACAACCGCGAGGCGATGAGAGCCCTTGCGTCGAAGACGCTGACCCGCTCGGAAATCCAGCAGTTGTGGACTGACGTACTCGTCAGCCTCGACGGCGAGATCGCCGTCAACCCGAAGAACGAGGCGCAGCACCGCCGCAAGGCGAAGGCTGTCTCGGAACTGGCGTACATGAGCAAGGTCTTCGATCAGGAGTCGCAGCAGTTCGGAGCCAGCGCTTGGGTCGCGGCGAACGCACTGACCAACCTGATCCAGCACAGCAGGGGAACCCTGCGTGGCGAGGCTCGGGTCAACGCCGACCTGCTCGGCTCCTACGGAGACGCCAAGAAGGTGGCTATGAAGGCTGCTCTCGCACTGGTCTGACGGGGGCTGCACCCTGCTCCTGAAGACATGACGAGTGCCGTGCGCCGTCGAAAGACGGCGCACCCACCCGCAATGTCGCGGATTGGAGGACAGACACATGGCTAGGAAGTGCAACGACAGGAAGCGAAAGGCAAGGAAGATCAGCCCGCTTGAGCGGGTCATCGAGGCGTGGGACGAGCATTGCGTCCCGCTGTGCGAGGACATCGACGACGCAGAGGGGATGCTCTCGGACATCCTCGACCAGATCGAGTGCGGCGAAGCGACCCCGAACGACATCGCAGCGGCGGTATCCGACGCAGTCATGGCGCTGCGCGACATCAGCAGTGCGTTCGACAAGATGAGCGACCAGATCATGGAGGCGGAGCGGACGGGGGTGACCGATGAGTGAACAAGACTGGGCTGTCGTCGTGTCTCAGTACGAACTGCGCGACGAGATCGAACGCATCTGCAAGGAGCGGGGGATTGAACTCGTCGGACAGGATCGGGACGACGCCATCCGATTCCTCAACTCGTCCCTGCACGGCGTCATCTCAACGAACATCGAACGACTCGCAGAGGATGCGGTCGAGAAAGCGAAGGTGAAGGAATGAACAAGGACGAACCCAGCATCTCCGACATCGTCGGCGGCATCGCGTCGGTCGCGATCATCGCGCTGATCATCGTGTTCTTCGGGCTCTGATCGGAGTCCCGCTACCAGCCCCTCCTCGCGTGGAGGGGCTGGGTGCGGGCATTCCGCCCAGAAGGGAACGCCATGCATGAAGTGATGACCGAAGAGGCGAAGCCGAAGTCGCCGAACAGCAGCATCTCGCTGCGCCGTCCAGTCAAGGATCGCCTAGATGCGTTCGCCCGACTAGGTCGTCGGACGCGCACCGCGACGATCCAGTTGCTGATGGACGACTACTGCACCAGACACCCGACCTTCGCTGCTCTCGTAGAGCAGGAACTGAGGGAGTCGTAAAAGACACGACCTCGCCCAGAGGCGAGGTCGCGTCGGAGGAGACAGACACATGGACAGTATACCGAGCAATGGCATCCATGAGATGCCAGACAAAAACTATTTCGCGATCGACCTGCCGAGCAGCAGCACGACGAAGCCGCTGCTCTCGAAGACCAACGCCCATGTCGGGTGGGATCGGGAGAACCCGCAGACCGAGCATTCCGATGCCTTCAGCATCGGCGCTCTGGTGCATGCTCTGGTTCTCACGCCAGACTCGATTGAAGAATCGTTCATCCGCCATGCGAAGTTGGACAAGCGGACGAAGGAAGGAAAGGCGGAGTGGGAATCGCTGACCAAGAGGTCATCGATGACGGGAGCCCGCCTCATCGACGATGAGCAGTGGGCTGATGCCGAGCGCATGGCGAACGCCATAGCCGAGCATCGTTCCTGCAAGCAACTCCTGAGTCTTGCTAGCCTTCGTGAACGATCCGTCATCGGAGATGTCTGCGGACGCCCAGCCAAGTGCAAGATCGACGCCATGTCCGATGACCTATCGGTCATCGTTGACATCAAGACCTGCCTGTCGGCGAGCCCGACGGAGTTCAGCAGGTCGGCTGCTGCCTTCGGATACGCCCATCAGGCTGCGTTCTACAGGCGGATGGTATGCAGTCTGGACAATCCGCCCAAGCGGGTCGACTTCGTCTTCGTCTGCGTGGAGAAGACGAGCCCGAATCTCGTCGCCGTGTATCGGCTTGCCGATGCGGCGATCGATCTCGCTGACAAGCGGATCGACGAAGTCGTCGCGAGATGGTGGGCTGTGAAGGAAGGCGACCGAAGCGGATACCCGACGGAGATCACCGACATCGACCTGCCCGCATGGGCATACAAGACGCAAGGAGACGGCAATGAGTGACATCGTGAAGTCAGGCGGAATCGGAGCGGAGCAGATGAGCCTCATCGCGAGGACGATCGCGAAGGGATGCAGCGACGACGAACTGCGGCTGTTCGGTCAAATCTGCGAGCGCACGGGTCTTGACCCGTTCGCCCGCCAGATTTACGCCGTCCGACGCTGGGACAAGAAGGAGGGTCGCGAGGTGATGCAGACCCAGATCAGCATCGACGGCGCTCGCCTCGTCGCCCAGCGCTCGGGTCAATACGCAGGTCAGGACGGCCCGTACTGGTGCGGGGAGGACGGCAAGTGGCACGATGTCTGGCTGTCGAGCAAGCCGCCAGTGGCGGCGAAGGTCGGCGTCTACCACAGCAGGTTCCAGACTCCGCTCTACGCCGTCGCCCTGTGGTCTGAGTACTGCCAGTGCAACAAGGACGGATATCCATCCCAGATGTGGGGGAAGTTCCCGACCGTGATGCTGGCGAAATGCGCCGAGATGTTGGCGCTCCGCAAGGCATTCCCTGCGGAACTGAGCGGACTCTATTCGGCGGAGGAGATGTCTCAGGCTGAGCCTGCCGCTCCCGTGCATGACGATGCGAGCCAGCGCATGTATGCGAAGTTGGTGAAGCAGAGCCCTGCCACTTCCGCACTCGATGCCCGAATCAAGGATGCTGCGCCGACGAAGGAGGAACTGAATGCGTTGCTCGACCCGACGCCAGTCGAGAAGCGCGAGCCAGTCGCGATCCCAGACTCTGGGTTCTGCGAGGTGCTGATCGACAAGATCACGCAGCACAATGGCAAGAGCGGACCAGTCTGGAAGGTCATCGACACGGACGCGAATGTGTTCGCTTGCTTCGATCCGTACATGGTCGATGACCTGTCGAAACTCCGCGAGGATGGCAGGGTCGTCCGCATGGAGGTCGAGAAGAAGGGCGAGCGTCACGTCATCATCAGCGTGGAGGGTCTTGCGCAATGACATACGAGATTCCGATTCACATCGTCCGCGCCACCGAGCGCCTTTCCACCCGCTTCGACACATCGGACGACGCCTTTGCGGCAGCCCCTTCGGGGGCTGCCGCACTTGTGCTGGAGGCGATCAGGAACCAGCCGAGGACTGTCGATGAACTGATGGTCGATCTATCCATGTCGCACTCGACCTGCTCGGCGGCGGTCAACAAGTTGATGCGGCAGGGCTGGGTCAGCGACAGCGGCATCAGGGCGATGACGAGGGCGGGTCGCAAGGCGATCGTGTGGGAGCCGAACCTAGTGCGGAGCCCGATCGTCGTGACCAGACCTACGCGCAAGGAACTTGAGACTCGCGTACACAAGGCGCTGCTCGCCCTCGCCGCCAAGGCGGATGCATCATGCGTCGAGCGAATCCTGCGAGGTGAACCCCATGCGTGACTTCCTGACGAACGGCATGCATGGAGAGATCCACATCACGCTCGACCGAACCGACGCTGGCGATAGTCCAGACGGGGTGTCATACGACCTGAGTGCTGCTTTCTTCGGCGACCAGCAGGGATCGGACAATGAACCTCAAGTCTGGCTTATCGTCGGTCGCGACCTGAAAGCCAAGGGAGATGATGTACGCCCATTGTTCTGCGTCTCCGTCGCTCGTCTTCGCCGCATCTGCGAGTTGGCTGAGTTGATGCACAAGGTCGGCGACGATCAGTTCAAGCACAGAGAGGGGGCGAATCTAGATGAGTAAACACGATGACATCGTGGCGCGGCTTCGCGTCCTCGCATCAGAGTTCCCGACGATTGATAGGTGGATGGACAACGAATGGACGAACGCCGCCGACGATATCGAACGGCTGCGCGTCGAGCGCGACGAGGCTTTCATTCTCGCGAACCAAGTAGCGAGGGAAGCAGCGTCGATCATCACGGCGAAGATTCCATCTGGTAAGGCGAGCGCTTTCTGGGATGCCTTGGACAAGTTCAGGCGATTCGAGAGTAGACTTCCCGATGCGCCCTCTGGGCGGGAACAGGAGAACAGGTGAACCAGAAGCGCCAGTGGGTGCTGGACAAGTGCGAGAAGGTGATCCTCTGGGAGGGATTGGACGACGCCCTCATAGGTCTGGTCACCAGATGCGGCATGTCCGATCCAGTCGCCGTGTACGAACGGAATGCGCTCGTCAGGGTTCTGTCGCGGGACATGAACTTCGACGACGCCGTCGAGTGGATCGACGTGAACATCAACGGGCAGTACGTGGGGGAGTCCACGCCATTCATCCTCGACCTCGCGCCGAGGATGAAGCGTCGTCGTGGCGAGAGCCCGAAGATGTTCATCGTCGAGCCCACCGATGAAGTCGTCCGTCTGCGCTCCGCGCTTCAGGCGATAGCCGAGAACAACGACGAGCCGTATGCGCGAGACTTCGCGAAGGACATCCTCTCTCGGAGGGCTACTCCATGACGCTCGACGAATGGGCTACCGTCGCCGACTCGCTCGCTCCGCAGGTGAGCGGCGTCTACAACGAGAGGCCGCTGAACGCACAGCGGTTCGCCATCCAGTGCGGCATCCTGATGGAGATGCCGAGGGTCAAGCCATCGACCGTCGAGATCGCGTATGCGCTCGGCTCCTGCCACAGCAAGGTGCAGTACGCACTGAAGCGCTGGAGCGACATGCCGTGGCGCGACAGGCATGGCTGGCTGATGCTTGCCGAAGGGAGGGCGGCATGAGGCTTCCGTGGATGCCGCTGTACTGCGACGACCTGATCGGGTCTACAGCCGACATGAGCGCCGAGGAGTTCGGCGGGTACATGCGCTTGCTCTGCCACATCTGGACGCGCGGACCCGTCGAGATGGACGATGCGGTCTGCTGCCGAATCGCGGGTGTGAAACTTCGGGTCTGGCGGAGAATCAGAAAGCGATTCGACGTCTGCAAGCGTTCGGACGGCACGGCTGGGTTATCGCACCCACGTCTGGAGCGAGAGAAAATTGCCCGCACTTTGGCACACGAAGAAAGGGTGGCTTCAGGGCAAAAAGGCGCGATGGCGCGCTGGAAACGCGGTTCTGCGGATGGCTCAGCCATTGGCTCAGCCAGTGGCAAAGCCAATGGCAACCAGAACCAGAAAAGAAAAACTATATCTAGCGTGGATAGCACGATGTCGGAGCGCTCCGACTCTCGGGCAGCGCCAGCCATTGAGGTGGCTGGCTTGCCTCGACTCGTCGCGGTGGCGTCCGTGGACGACAACGAACAGGCTGAGCGGAACCGCCAGTTCATCCGCGACTACAGGGCAGGGGCTCCCAAGTGAACGCAGCGCTGCTGTCGTGGCCGCACAAGGCGCTCTCGCCGAATGCCAGAGCCCACTACCTCGTCAAGCACAAGGCTTCTCGGGCGGCTCGGTACTCGGCGTCTGTTATCGGTACGGGCGGGAAACGGCTCCAGAATCCCGTCTGCGCCGTCGTCCCTCTGGTGGCTGATCAGAGGCATCGGGACATCGACAACGTCTTGGCGGGGCTAAAAAGCGCCTTAGACGGGCTCACCGATGCTGGATGGTGGGAGGACGACAGCAAGATCGTCGGGTTCCACCTGTCGCCACCCCTGTTCAGTAAGAAATTCAAGGAGAAGAGAATCCTGATCGCGGCGGTGGAGCAGTTCGAGGAACGCGACCTTGCGGAGTGCGTGAGGCGCTTCCGCGAGGACGTCATCACGGGCTTGCCGCACGACGCGCTGCACAGGTGGTTTGGACTGTCGATGTAATAAGACCCCAGCGGTTGCTGGGGTCTTATCTTTTTGATCCCAAAGCATTTCTTCGTTGCTGCGGATCGGTTCCCTGAGAAACGCCACTGCCCCCCTTGCGGGAGGCAGCGCGCTGGGGGAAAAGATGGTCATCACTGTAGCGGCTTCTGCTTGCGAGTCAAGTTCCTCTGCTGAATCACAAGGCTCATCAGTTGGTTTCGCAGTTTGTCGACCTCCCTGCGCTGCTCAGGCGTCTGCGCGTCCCTCGCCATCTGGCGCAACCGCTTAGTCGCGTCGTCGATCCGCTGGATCATCCGAGACTCCGAGAACTTGTCGAAGTCCAGCGTCCCTAGGTCGCGTCCTTCCGCGTCTGGCTTCGCCATCTCGCGCTTGCGCGCGACCTCGACCTGAGCCTCGTCCTTGATCTTGTTGTACTCCGACACCGTGAACCGCTGATCCTGTGCGCTCGTTCCGTAGAACGTACTCAGGAACGGGATGTCGCGAGTCTCAGCCTCTCCACGCGCCGTCGCGTAACCGCTCTGGAGCATGCGACCGAATCCGCTGAACATGAACCCGACCATGTACTCCAGCGTGTCGGGGTGGATGTCGAGGAACTCTGGGCGCGGGGGATCGATCTCGTTGCCGCCACCAGCCTTGGCAAGGAACTCGGATACGTCGCGGTAAACCTGCGGCGTGTTCTCGAACGCTCGGTAGGCTTGCGTAGTCTCCGCCCCGAACGGCTGCTCTGGGTAGATCCGCGACCCAGCGAAGTTCGAGTTCTGCGCGAGTTCTGGGATGAAGCGCAGCAGCGTCGGGAAGGCGAATGAAACCATGTTGTCCATGCCCTTGGTGATGCCGCTGCCGCCAAGCGCGTTGTAGGAGTTCATCGCGTTGTCGATGAAGTTCGCGACGACGTCGGAATAGGTGATCCGATCACCGAACATGGCGTCGGCGAGGTCGGTTCCGAGAGTGGTGAACACATTGAACCCGTGAGGCTGCGGCATGCGGACGAATTCGCCGCTCCCGTTGGGGTTGTACAGGTAGTAGTAGCCCGCCTTGTCGTATGGACTCTCCTTGTCCCAGTTGTTCATCTTCTTCTCCTCGTCATCGCCAGCGTTCAGGCGGGCGAGTACCGCCTGCATGAAGCCGATCGAAACCAGAGCGGGGACAAGTTCCTTCGCGCGACCAAGAGCCTTGAGCGTGTTGACGCTGCCTTGGATCGACGCATTCATGTAGAGATGCGTCATGTTCAGGGTGCGACCAAGCAGTCCTCGCTTCTTGAAGTCGATGACTACGTCGCGGGAGGAGAGCGCAGCGCGCTCTCGGGTCATCTGACGACCTGCCTGACGCTCGCGTTCGCGCGCGGCAGGAGACATGCGCTGGTTGAAATGCGCCAGTCTGGTCGCCGTCTCCGACGCCTTGTAGGCAGCGGTGTACCAGCCAGTCAGGTATCTGGAGATCGTCATCACGCTCGGATCTCCGCGCTCTACCTGCCTTCGGATCTCGTCGAACTGGCGGACCTTCTCGTTGAGCGAGTTGCGCTCGATGAACAGCATGTCGCCGCCAGCGTCCACGAAGCGCTTGTATGCGCCAGTAGGACCAAGACCTCGCCACTCGTCGCGCATCACGTTCCAGAATGCCTTCGGCCACCGAGCGGTCTGCGCGACCGTGTCAGCCAGTCCGTACTGCGCGTAGTTGGTGAGCGATCCAGTCTGGACGTCCTTGATGATGTTGCGGACCATCCAGATCGGTGCAAGAACGCCAGTCGTCATCGACCTGAAGATGCGGTTCGGAACCTCCATGACCGCCCCGAGCATGCTGATGTCGCGGGAACCAGTCATCGCATCCCGAAGCCGCTGGTTCTCGATCTGGATCACGACGAGGTCGCCAGTGTTGTACTGCTCCCCGTTGATCATCATCGGTTCGCTCAGGTACAGACCGAAGTTGTCTGGGTTCTGCGCCCACTGGTAGTCGAAGACTGGTCGAACGACCCCGTTGACATTGCGGCGAGTGGTCGGCTCGATCACGCGAGCCATGTTGGGATCGCCTACCGCCATGACCAGACGGAGGAATCGGTTCGCGACTCGGTTTCGCTCGACTCGGCGGATCGAATCCTCGACTACGAACGCGACCTGAGAGGTCACATGCATGGCTCTCGACTGACGACCGAGCGCTTGGGGCATGCCGCGACCGCTCGCCGACATTCCCCGTCCGAATGCCGTCCCCTCCTCGAACTCCTCTTCGATGAAGTCGTAGCGACCTCGAAGGGGGACATAGTTCTGGTAGCGGGAGGTCATGCGGTCGTACATTTCCTGAGTGATCAACCCGTTCCGCACTCGCTCTTCCAGAGATTCTCGGAGCATTGCGCGCCACTGGTTCGCGAACCCATTGAGCGTGTCGAACGTGCCGTTCACACGGTGTCCATTGAGGATGTTGTCAGCCTCGATGTCCATCATGCCAGAGCCTCCATCAGGCATCTGGGGATTGATGCCTCTGATGTAGTCGTTGCGCTCGCGGGCATGCTGAGCCGTAAGGAACTCATCCATCATGTCGAGGTTCACGCCAGCGACATGCATCTCCCGCAGGAGCCGCGTGTAACTCCTGTCTGCCTCCATCACGCGGGCAGCAACGCGATCCGAAAGGATGCGGACGCCTTGGTATGGATTCGATGCGTCAGGAAGATTTCCTCCCATGCGGCGACGGATGTCGTCGGTGTACCTGCGAAGTTCAAAATGCTCGTCGTCGATGATGCGGCGAGCCACGTCGTATGACCCGTTGATTCCGCGCCTCATGCTGAACATCGGCGTCAACTTGCCTTCTCCAGCAGCGGAAATCATCGCGTCATTCAGGACCAACTGCATTCTTGGCGCAGGTCCGAGAGGCATCTGGTTGCCGACCTTGTACTGCTCATACACGACATCAGCGCCGAATTGAGCAGCCATCTTCTCGGCATACGAGCGGAGCATTCCCTTCGGTCTTGGCTTTCCGCTTGCGATCGATGCCTCGATCTTGTTGATCCTGTCATCGATCTTGTGGCTTTCGCGCATCTGTCCGAGCGCCTTTACACGCTTGAGGTCGTCAAGGACATCCCACCCGTACATCGACACGGATGCGGTCGCGGTCATGTGAGAGGCATGCGGAGTCTCTTCTGGAAGCGTGAATACGACCCGATTGCCAGCCTTGCCTCCCCTCGCGATCGTTTCATTGATCGCAGAGGCAAGCGTCGGGTAGATCCAGTCGTTGGTGAGTTGCATCGACGTCGATGACTTGTACGTCGTCGTCAGTGGAGACGGACTCACTGCGTCGGCAGGGAAGACCTTGACCATCGTCTGGAAAAGGGTCGACGATCCAGCGCCCTTATGCGTAATGGTCTCCATCCACTTGGAGGTCTGGTTCTTCGCGGCATCGTCATTGCGCTCCGCATAGAGGTCATCGACCGCAGCGAGTCGATTCACCTCATGTCGAGCCTGCTCCAAGGAAAGTAGGTCGTTCCCATACGCATTGAAGAACGATTCTGGAAGACTGTTGATCAGGGCAGCGCCCACATTTGTCGGACTGCTCATGCTGTCGCTGACAGTCCGCTTTGGCTCACTTTGGGTCGCCGATACATCGATCGATGCCGAACCCTTCCCAGTCGTCAATCCGTAGCGCAGTTCAAACAGTTTGCCGTGGACTCCAGAAACCTCATGGAACTGGGCGTTGGCAATTCGGCCTTCATGCAATGTTTCTGCTGCCGCTGCCTGAATAGCCGATGCCCAGACCGTGTTCTGGAAATGGTCATACATCGACTTCTTGACCTTGGGGCGCAAGTACCCATACACGAATTCCCGTACGACTTTATTCGCAGCCACATTGGCATAATCACCATCAAGACCCATCATCGCCATCGGATCTTGGGTCGCATAATGGACACCCTTCTCAATGGAATCAGCAGCGACTAGACGGGCGATCCTATTGACCTTACGAATTTCTGGGTCGTCTCCTTGATACTCTTTGATTTCCTCATCCACCGCTGCTTTGAGTCCGCTTCTGAACCGCAAGTCGTGTGCGATACGCTCGAATTTTTCCTTTCCGTACCGAACTTCGATTGCTTCGGCAACCAGCGCGTACATGGAAATCGGACTGGAAAAACCGAACTGACTCGGGGACGAAAGCATCATGTTGGCGAACGTCTGGTCGGCAAAACGATATAGATGTTCGTCTGCCCATGTCTCTCCGAGTTCGCTATCTGGATCGAGGCTCAGATTCGAGATGTCAGAAACAGGACGCATTGACTCGTACATAGCCTTTGCGTCGCTTCGGCTCGTCTCTGAAATACTTGCATTGGTTACGACGAATGCTGTCTCAACAGGAGTCAAGTCCCTCGCGACAAAGTCGAGGATTTCGCCTTTCGACATGAACTTCGACAGGTTCGCTACGTACTCCCTTGCCCTTTCCAGAACAGACTGCGCGGAATTCATTCGCGTAGTCGCATCAATCCGAGGGTCTTGATTTGCTCCAGTCCTTGCAATCGACGCTGGAAGATCAGTCAGGTGTATCTTTGGATCGAAATCGTCACCAACGACTTCGCGCACATCCATCGTCAAACCAGATGCAGAGTGCAGCGCATCCTCAAGACGGGGCTTGTCAGAAGGGTTCCACACAAATGCCCTCTGTGCGACAGCCCTGCCGATCGGTCTAGTCAAAGCCAATCGGAAAAATCCGAGACTATTGCTGACCCCAGAACTATTTCGCTCTCCATCTTCATATTTGAAGACGTCGAATTCAGTAGCCCTTGATAGGTATCCACTTCGGAATTGAAGACCCTTGTCGTCCGCCGTCGAGTGATGAATGCTCTGCATTTCCTCGATCAGCGCATCGGATGTCTTCTTCGGGAACGACACGCGATAGTGAGCGATGTTGTTCTTTCCCTGACGCTCGTCGTCGAAATGAGACTCCACGAATTGTGGGTCAACCCTGTACGACATCGGGGTCGGCTCGAAGTCCAGTTGGATTCCGACCTCTGCGTAGCCAGTTGTATTGATCTTGAACTTCGGATCGCGGTACTCACCGTATGTTTCCGAGTTCACTGGTCCAAGGACAACTGCATTTGCCTTGATCGGAACAGCGGCGTCAATCTCAGCAAGGAACTGCAACGGAGTCATCTTCGCCGTAGGTTCAGATGCCTGCAATTTCTTCTCGATGCCAAACGGATTGTCGAACATCCAAGGCATCAGGAACTTCGCCTGATCCTTCGGAACACCGCTTGACGCAAGCCAAGTCATCCATTCATCTGGAGTCAGGCTGGTCTTGCCAGATGGAAGACCCTCAATCTTCGTGCCATTTTTAATTGACTCGGTCAACTTCGACCGAACCTCTTGGAACTTGCTTGCAAATGGTCTGACTGATTCGACGGTTCTTTCCGTCTTTCCTTCAGCAGCGGTTTCAGTCACATCCACGAACCGAGACTTGCCGATGGTTGTCTGACTTACCTTTCTCGCCTCCCGCTTGGTTTCTTCTTCTGGTGGAACCGTGATCTCCGTCTTGATCTGCGCCTGTTCCTCGGCTCCGCGCATAGATGCCATTGCAGTTGGCGATGGCGCAGCAGTGGGCGCAGCAGTGGGCGCAGCGGTGGGCGCAGCGGCAGCAGCACCTTCTGCACGGAGTTGCTGCTCGTATGCCATGCCCTCTCTGAGGTTCTGCTCGTATCGCTCCTGCGCAGCCTTGCGATAGGCAAGATCCATCTTGGTGTTTCGGTCGATCACCATTTGGGCGCGCTGACCAAACATGTCGATGACAGCCTTCGCATGCTTGCCAGCAAAACCACGCTTGGTCAGTACGCTCGAAAGCCATCCCATGAACTTCGCTGCCGATCGGTTGTTCGCCGACTTGTACAGAGGGTCATGCTTCGACTTGGCTTCGTGCTGTGCCGCCATCGCGACCGTCGAGCCCGTTGTCTGGGTGACCGTCTCGGCGACAGTCTCCTCCGCAAAGGTTTCGACCTGCTTCATTTCCCTCTTGGCTTCTGCGCGCTGTTCAGCCGTCGCAGTCTTCGATCCAAGAACGCGCTGTGCGGCTTCGTAGCGGGCAATCATGTCATTGATCACCTCAGCGTCAGTCGAGTTAGCAAGCATCGGGTTGACACGACGCCAGTAGTCCGCTCCAGCCTGCAAGGAGAACACGGGGTCGATGTTGAACAGCAAGTTGACCCAATGAGCGCCACCTCTGGACTGGCTCACGCCGCGATGCACCGCCTCATGGGTTGCTGCTACGAAGGCAGATCGGAAAGTCATCGCAGATCCGTTCTCGCGGATCAGGAAGATTCCGTTCTCACTCGACTGGCTGTCGTATGCTCCATCCATCGGGATGGCAATTGTGCGCTTCTGCCCATTTGATTCGATCGTCACCGTGCCATCTAGGATGACGGCAGGATTACCAGCCGAAGCCAACTGGCGCTCGCCGTCCGACAGTTCATCATCCTGAACCTCGAAAAGATCGATGGACACGGACGCGCTGAACGGAACTGGCTCGTATTTCTTGCCGCTCTGCTTGGCTTGCTCAGCCATTCTTGCCTGTTCCATTTCATGGCGAGCCTTCTCAGCCTCCATGACTCGCGCCTCTGCCTGAGACTTGATCGACTGGATAGCCGCAGTCTTCTCCTCTGGAGTGACGGCAGTGGGTTGTCGGCGCTCCTTTCCTCGGGCAAGCAGGTCTAGGTCGATCTGGTTTGAAATCAGGTCGCCGATGTGCTTTGCACTCCCGCTGCCGTAGATTTCATGCTTGAGTCCGTATTTCCCAGCGCGCTCGGTGGCAAATGCCGATACCTGTTGCGGATCAGCGCTTGCCCCGTACGGAATGATCTCGACGACCTTGCCTCCAGAATCACGCATCACGACGGCTCCGACGACGACATCGCCTTCGGCGACCATGTTCGGAATTCCCGTCACGAATGGAGTTACTCCATTCTGTGCCGCGTTGCCGACTGGCTTCACAAGCGCATCAGACGTGTAGTACAGGAGGTTTCCCTGACGGATCGGGTTGTTCACGTTGATTCCAGCGTCTTCCATCTGCTGGACGACGTCTTCGGTCAACGTCACGTCCCTGTTTCGGGCGTCGACGACGACAGCCATCCTGTTTCCAGACCTGTAGTCTTCGATCTGGTGCAGAGCCATCGCTGATCCAGCCGCTGGCTGAGCCATGTTTGCAACGCGCTGCATCGCAGCGTTGTCCATGACCTGATCGAGGACTCTGGTGACAACCTGCTGCGCCTTCGTGCGACCAATCTCAGCCCTCTGTCGTCGCTTTTCGATTCCCTGAACAGTCTTGACTCCTACGGCAGTGGCGGTTCCAGCCGCAAATCCCATGATCGCTGATTCCGTCGCTTCGCGCCAGAATCGGTTCATGTCTAGATCGTCGGTCATCGGATCGATGCCGAAAGTCTCGGCAGCGACGTTCACCGTTTCTTCAACTGCTTCAGTCGCACCGACAAGCGCCATTCTTCCAGTCGCCTTCGCTGCACCTATGAGCCCACGCGAACCAAGCGGGCTCTTTGCGCCTTCCAGAATTGTCCCAGCGATCCTGCTGGTGTTGTTGGCTCCAGCAGAAGCAACGGACTTCGATCCCTTGGCAAGCGTGTTTGCGGACTTGGCTCCCTTGGCGAACATCAAGCCCATCTCAATCATGTTTCCGACGCCTTCGGAAGCGGTTGAAGCGACGGCAGCGATGTTTCCTGCCTTCTCCATCATCTCCTTCGTCAGGGGCTTCGGAGCCTCCAGCCCCATCAATTCCGCCGTGTATCGAGCCTGATCGTAGTTTTCCTTCAGACGCTCCTGTCCAGATGCGTAGCCCATCGGCGCGAAGACAGATAGCGCTGGAGGGTAGACCATCGACGGAGCGGAAACCGCGACGGTTCCAGCGACGGAACCGATGAACTTTCCAACCCCGCTGCTGTCCTGAAGCACCTCGCTCTTCAACTGCTTGTTCTCTGGATCGCGCGGATCGGCAAGTTGGCTTACGACTGGCCTGAGAGCGTTCAGCCCAAGCGCAAACGGGTTGTTCATCACTGTGTTTCGGAATGCTCCGACTGCTTCAGATGCAACCTTGCCGCCCATTTCAATCGGAGCAGCAACGGTGCTTTGCTCGTTCATGTACAGAATCTTGTTCTGCAATTCCTGCGGGACATCTGGCATCGGAAACGCAGCGTCGATGTCAGCATCGGTCTTGTACGGAAGGTCGGCTTCACCGACCACGTCATCGCTCAAGACCTTCTTCTGTCCGAATTTCGCTCGAATGCGTTCGTTGTGCTTTCGAGCGGCATCTCGCTTTCGTTCCATGTCCTTTCGGACTGACATGATCCCCTCATATCGGTCGAGTTCGATTCTGGAGGGGAACCTCGGGTCAAACTCAGACTGCATCTTCCCATAAAGGAACGAGCCAGTTCCCTTGATGGCTCCTTCCGCCGCACCTTCAATGACCCTGTAGGATGCGCCGACGAAATCGCTGACTTCCGCCTCCACTGCACCGCGCTTGTTTTGCGTCCACTCGTCGAACGACATCACTTGGTTGCCGTTCGCGTATGCAGAAGCCCTGTAGTTGGCGTAGTCCTCTGGACGACCAGCCTCGATTGCTTCGTCCTTGAGCGTCTTTCGCCTCGACTCCTTGACTCGGTCTTCGATGCCCTCCATAGCGACAGACCAATCTGGAGAATTTGGAGCGACACCGCGCGCCTGAAGGCGCGATCTCGTCGACTCTGCCAGACGGTCAATGTCTCGATAGATGTTCTCGAAGAGTCCGTCGTCGATGAAGTCGTTGTTCATGGGTTCACGCTAGAGAGGAAGACCAGTTCTCTGTCCACGCGGTGCTGCTGATTGCTGCGGCTGCTGAGTCCTCGGCTGCTGCTGCTGCATCGATGGAGCAGGAGCAGTAGGCGTCTGGAACTCGCTTTGATGGACGTTCTGCTGCAACGAAGCGTTGCCAGCGACCATCTTCTGAACGATGAAGTTGAATGCTGACTGCATCGCTACTGGGTCGGACTGACCGTATCCGAAGTTTCGCTTTGACCAATCGCTTAGTCGAGCCATATACGCAAACACATCATCTGGTTTGTTCGCGTTCATCGGAATGTCTACGTAGTCGCTGGGGAACAAGTCACGGTCGCTCGCCAACTGCATCGCCCACCAGATGACTGGGTTCTCACCAGAGTTTCCATCTGCGTCGAGAGTGACGTCAAACAATCCAGTCGTCGGCATTCCCTTCTGCCCGCGCGCTCGGCGCTTCTCTCCGCCCCGAGTGAAGAACTCAAGGGAATTGAGCGCCGTTGCGTGGCTAGTCCGACCAGACGCCATCGCCTTCTGATAAGCCTCATCTCTGATGGAAGGAATAGGAACTTCCTTGCTGCCAACTACAATCGCATCCTTGTCAGCCTGAGTCAGTTTTTGGGGATCAAGGGTGACAGGTCTGGAACGGGGAGACAGAAGACGACCAGCCGTTGCCTGACCGAGAGTGTCCATCATCACGGACTGAAGGTCGTTGGTCAGAACCTTCCCGTTGTCATACGCCATGTTCGGAAGGACGCTGTCGAACACCTGCTTGACCACGAACTCTGGGTAGATGCCGCTCAGTGAGATGAGCGCCTCCTGCATTTCTGGGTTGATTCGCGGGTTCGCCTTGATCAGGCGGGTGACGGCATCGGTTGCCCGCGCCTTCTCTCGCTCGAACCGCATCATCTCGTCCATCTCGTTTCGGGTCTTGTTCCGCATGGTCATCAAGGACATCCACATCGATTGGTCGACGGGAATGGCTCCCTTGCCCATCTTGATCGCTGGCGTTCCATCCTCGAAAAACCCGAGATCAAATGTCTCCATGCCGATGGGATCGCCATTGACGATTCCCTCCATAGCCAGCATCGGATCAAAGGCATCCGCCGATGCCCGACCCATCACCGCGTCCTGCATGGCTCGCTTCTGGGTATCTTCGGGCTTGACAAGACCGTTTGCGATGTCAGCCGTAACCGACTCGACGCCAGTGTCGCGCTGGAGCAAGTACGGTGGGGTGCTTTCCTGCTGCTGGTTCTGCATGGTTCGTCCTAACTGACTGTTCCGTCAAGAGCGAAGATCGGAGAACCTCCGCGCGATGGTGATCCGATGTATCTCGGCGCATAGCCGCCGAAGGTGTCCATCAGCAATGACTGGTACTCGCCCCTTGCCGCTTCCTGCTCGCTGCGAAGGTCAGCACGTTCCATCTTCTCGGACTCTCGTCGAATCCGAAGAGACTCCTCAAGTTGCTTGAGAGCCCTGTCTATGCTTTTTTCTTGGAAAGTTCGCTCTTCGGCTCGCTCTTCTTGCCTGAATCCACGTTCAGTCTGAGCAGCCTCTTCCTGAGCCGCCTTGGTTGTCTCGAACTTCTTCAGCCACTGCTGGTATTCCTTTTCGCCTACTTCATCCATTTCCGTTCGGGACATCGCGCCAGAAATGGCTGCGCCCATGCCTTGAAATGGCTTGTTGACGTCGGATGCTTTCAGCCCAGCGCCAATGCCCCTGACCATGTCTTGAAAGAAGTTGGTTGCCGTCGGTGACATGATGAGTCCTTATGCGATTCCAGTCCCACCGTAAACGCCTACCTGCCCAGTGTTGACTCCAGCGACTGTTCCTGCCGCTGGAGCAGCACCTGATGCAAATGGATTCGCGAATCCTCCAGCAGCCCAAGAACCTAGCCCAGATCCGATGATGCTCAATCCCATCTGACCAAGACCAGCGGTTGCCTGACCTTCAAGGGCTGCACGTGCCTGAGCAGCGCCGAAATATCCAGCCAATCCGACGCCGCGAGCAGACTGAGCCATCTGGTTCTGAGTCATCATCGCGTTTACGTATTGGTTGTTGTACATTCCAAGCAGGCTGGACGACCCAGTCGCCATCTGAGCGCCCATGTTCGCCATTGTGCCACCGTACTGAAGCGTCATTCCGCTCAATCCAGCAGCCCGCTGAGCCTCCAAGCCAGAAAGACCGCGCGCGTATTCCTCTCGGATCGCGGATTCCTGCAATGCTCCCTGCGTTCCGATGCTTTCGACCCTGCGCTGACCGAAGGTGGTAGCGCCAAGTCCGCTGAAAGCCTGTCGGGCAGTTGCAGCCTCCTGCTGCTTCGATACGTTCTGTCGAAGCATGGCGATGGTCGCCTCTCGTCCAGTCCTGTACTCGCCGATCGCCCGTTCCATTCCTTGCGCGTAATCGGTGCGAGCCTGCTCGAATGTCCGCTGGTAGTCGGACATAGTCCGAGCGAAGTCATCTCGGTACTGCGCAAGGTTGCTTGCGCGGTTCTCGGAAATGCGTGACAGGATTGGCTCGAACGAAGTCTCGATCTGCGTTGCGTACTGACCGTAACGACTCAAGTAGTCGCGCTTCAGTTTGTCGAGCGCTGCCTTCTTGCTGTCGCTTCCGAAAAGCGCTTCTCCTAGAAAACCCATCAGGGGGCTCCTCTCGATTTGCCTACTTGAGACACCAGAACAGACATGCGCTCGACCGACCACGGACGTCCGTCAGAGGCAATGGTCATGTACATGCATTCCGACCTGATGCGAGCCTTGATTGCCTCGTTCCTGCCGTTCTGCAACTGGGCAATCTCAATGACTTCAGAAGTATCGAACGATGCTCCAGAAACGTCGATTCGGTCTGCGGTGTCTGGAGCGACTGGATCGTCAATGACGTTGACGTATGGTCCGTTTGGCGTCGACAGGTCGCCATTGCTCTTCTCGTACTCGACGACGAATCCAGATTCATCTTGCCATCCGATCTTCCAGAGGCTTGATGACACCTTCAAAACGTAGTCAAGTGGACCGTTGTACTCAACGGTCGTTCCAGACGTGAATGGATTCGCCTTGCTGTACAGACCGAAGGGGCTCAGCGCTCGTCCACCGTTCACCACATCTGGAGTTGGCGCTACGTGCGTCCCGCCGTCATAGGTGATGAACGATGCAGGGACACTGTGATCCTCGCCATCGAGGATGAGTTCGTTGAACTGGGTCACGAACACCGTGTCCGACTTTAGCCCGATCGCTGCCTGAGCCGTGTCTCCGATGCCGACTGTGAGAACAGGAGGAACGCTCACGTCTGTCTCGGAGGTCGGAACCTCGTATTCATCCTCGCCAAGATCGACCCTTACCTCCTGCAACATCACCCGCTGCGGAAGAGGCGCGATGATCGGACCAACGGTCAAGTTGTTCTTGATCAGTTGAGATCGACGCTGAACGTCAGTCAGCGAATTCGTGTACCCGTCTATTCCGATCGGAAATCCCCTGTCGATCACGGAGATCCCGTTGTTCCCGTACATGAACAACTTCCCGAGTTTCGACCTCGATGGACTGATGTAGATCGAACCAGTCGGACCATACATGTTCGGATCAGCGAATCGCTGCGGCCAGAATGAATCCGTCTTTGCGTCGTAATACAGGTGGACGCTCTGCTGCTCTGCCCCGCTCACCGTGAGGAAGATCCATACCCCTTCGCGATCCTCATCCCAGCAAAGCGATGGAAATATGTCGCCATTCGACATCGATCCGATCAGCGATTCCGCAGTCGATATCGCAGATATGTCATCGACCGTTGGATTCGGATCGATGTTCTTGCTCGGATCGAGGATCACTGCCTTCGACCCAGATCCGCTTCCAGACGAGCGCAGGGTTCCTCCAGAGAACACGCCGCTTCCTCCAGACGGAGGGGCTCCAAGGTCAAGCCGAAGGAAGAACGAATCGAGACGACCAGCGCTTATCCTGTTTCCTCGGTTGAAATTGAAGTCATTTGGAAGGAGCAAATAGAGCCCATCGCTTCCAAGCACATAGGCGCTCTTTTCCTGACCCTGACACCAAGCGTTTCTGCCAGCGATTCCGACGCTCTTTGTGAGCCGAACCATCTGCGCGGAACTGTCAAAGTCTGGGTCTGAGGTCAGGTACTCGAACGAGTTCGTGCATCCGAACATCAATCCAGTCTGACCGAACGGGAACATGGCGACGATCGGGTCGCCGACGGTTCCGTATCCTTCGCCTCCAGTTCCTCCAGCAAGTGCGGATACGAATCCGTTGTTCGCATCCCATCCATCTGTGCTAGTGCTTTTTCCGAACGGCTTGTCTGCACCGCATGCGAACCACACGGTCGGAATCGTCCTGAATCCAGAGATGACGACGCGAGCGCCCCATCGGCATATCAACGTAGCCCTGTCACCGTTGGTGACACCGACTGGATCGCACTGGTATGGACCAGACTTCGGGCTGCTGCTGCTTCCCCAGTACTTGACTCCCTGATCCGTTCCAGATCCAGTTGGAGAATCAAGATGAACGACGACGTAGTTGGTTCCGTCGACGAAGAAGAAATGCTCGTTGAACTGAATTCCGCTGATCACGGATGCAGTGGTACTCAGTTTTGCTGTCGCCTGATCGCCGAACAGCGTCCAACTCGGAGTCGCTGATTGCGCGCTGCCGTAGTAGACCTTTCCTTCCCTGACCATGATCAGGTTCTCGGTGAACGTGCCGTTGAGGTACAAGCGGTACACGCCTAGGAACTGGACGTTCTGGTCGTACCATCGCTTTGTTCCCTGACGAGTTCCGATCCTGATACGCCCGTTGTACACATCCGACGGAAGCACGTTCAGGCACGACGGAGTCATGCCCTGCGGGACGGAACTGTAGGAGTTCTGCTCCGTGAAGCCCTTCAGCGGAAGTTGTACGGGCATCATCGTCATGCCGTTCTGATGAATACTCCCCAGATTCCGCTCGTCGCCGTAAGTGATTGGTTGTTGTCTTCGCTGCAACTCGATGAGGTCACGGTCAGACGCGCATGACCAGCGTTTCCGACCAGAAATCCACGCCAAGTTCCATTGACAGACCGAAGGTCGGTTCTAAGGTTTCCAACCATCGTGAACAAACCGCTGGTCAGCCTTCCAGACACTTGGAATGCAATCGCTCCAGCCGTCGTGATGTGAATAAGTGCGATTTGACCGACTCGGTCGATCTCAAGGTAATCCTTGGTCGCGGCATCCTGTAGCGCCGTCGGATTCGCAAGGTTCTGGATCGATCCGCTGTCCATGTCCAGATTTCCGCCGATGAAGGCGTTGCCGAGCAGGCTGACAAGACCAGCGGCATTGATGGACACGCGCTGTGTGCCTCCAGTGGAGACAGACACCTCGTTCGCGCCACTGAAGTAGATGCCAGTATCTGGGTCATCGTGGTTGGAAACGGCAGGAAGAGCGTTTGTTCCGTCCGTGAACAAAGCCTGCTGGCTGCTGTTGAACCTGATCGCCTCGGCTCCATTTGTGGACACAGCCAATGCGTCGTCAGCAGGGAACCACACGCCAGTGTTGGTGTCTCCGTTGTTCGTGATCGATGGAGCAGTGACGGTTCCATCGGAGAACGTTGCCTGACCCTTCGCCTCGAATGTCGTGCATGTAACGGGCGTTCCAGTCGTCGCATCAGTAGCCCACAGCAAGGTTCCCTGCCATGCTCGCCAGACGGATGCATCGCCGTCGTATACGCGGATGTAGTTCTTGCTTGGAACCGTTCCGTTCCCCTCCGTGGTCAGACGCTGAACCTTGATAGAATCGAACACCGTCACATCCACGACAACCGATCCGTCGTCAGTCGTGAAAGTGAATGGACCGTTGGTCAGGCTTGTGGTTCCGCTCGTCCAAACGTATCGACCAAACTGGTTCGCATCGTTGATGTTGCTGACGCCAGTCGATGACCGAAGTGGAAATGTTCCAGCAAGGTAGTCGGTGGTGTTCCACGTACCTCCGCTCGAACCTCCGATCTTGACGCCAACTGCGATGCCGCTTGCGTCGTACTCGACAACTGGTTCTCCAGCGGCAATGGCGTCTGCCGATAACCAGTTGGCTGTCGTGTCTCTGCGGAGTTGGAACTTGACTGGCATGGCTACTCCTTGTCGGTCACGTACGAGGTCGGAACGATCCAGTACCCCTCTGGAAGCGGGACCGTGTTTCCACTCAACACCCACTCCTTGCTTCCATCCACGCGCACCCAGACGCGCGCGCGAACGTCTGGACCAAGCCGCATCGGCGAATCTTCAGGCACGAAGATGGTGCGGTTATTTCCGCATCCACTCGCGGATGCGATCACCAGCGCGACGAAGAACGTCACGGTTAGGAACAGCATCGCGCGCAACCTGCTCGCGCGACATGCGCTTGTCGAGCCACGCGATGAGCGCGACGGCGATCTGGGCGACGATGCGCTCAAGCACCTGCTCCCGCCTGTTCGGAGGTCACGTTGTTGTCCCGCGCGAAGAACCCGATGCCCATGATTCCGAGCGCGCCGAACACGACTTCGAGCGAGAACGTGGTCTGCGGGTCTGCGTCAAGCAGGTAAGAGACTTGCGCAAGAATGATCGACAGTCCAGCAAGGATGCCGACGGTCGTGGTCTTCCAACTCTTCATGGCTTTGTCCTTTCGAGGTTTTCTAGTCGACGCTGGATCTCCTCCAGCGTCTTGTTGTGCATCGCGTCGGCAACCGCCGCCGATGCCTGCGCTTTGGCAAGGTCGTTGACCGCCACCGCCAACTTGTCGATGTCGGTCCGCGTCTGGTTCAACTGCTCGGTCTTGCCACCGAACGTGAACAGGATCGTGGCGATGCCAACGATCATGGTCGCGATCTGGAGTATGCCGACTAGGTTTGTCTGCTTCTGATCGGTCACGACCATGCTCCGCTCGTCTTGATGAAACTGGTGGCGAGTTGCCACGCGCCAGAAACCTTGATGTACACGTCAGACTGCTGCCACGTTCCCGCGACCTTGATATAGGCAACGGTTCCAGATGGTGGCGCTCCACCTGTGGAACGAAGCAGCGTCAGAAACGTCATGCCAGCGTCCTCAATGCGGTGAGCGTGGCGTTGGTCTGGTCGATCTCGTTCTGAAGACGGGTCACCTGATCAACGTCACCGACCCTTGTTGCCTCACTCAGAAGGAAGGCTAGGTGCGAGATGCGGTTCTCCGCGAGTTGGATGAGTTGGGCGATGGTCATTGCAGAATCATCATTCTTATGAGGTTGAAGGTTCCGTTTTGTCCCAGATAGAAGTACGGAATCTCCGTTGCGCCATCCTTGTAGGTGCAGATTTCGGCGACATAGTTCGCTGTTTCGCTGGTCACGTTGAGCGGGCAGAACCCATATCCGCTCATTTCATTGAGTCCGCAATCGAACTCATATACCCGTTGGCTGTTGTTGAAGTACAGGTACAGATGCCCGTTCTTGTGCGCAGCCTTAGATCCCGTGGTGACGGCCAGCGAACTTCCTTTCGACCATGTGACGGTTGACCATGAGTTTGCGGCAATGTCGTATCTATTGATGTTTGAGTTTGAGTTTCCTTCAAACGAATAGATGTATCGACCGTTCTGGATGTTGTTCTCATTTGTCCATGCGGGAGATGGATGACCGAACACCCAATGCGCAGTAACGCCGTTTCCAGTTATCTGCGCGCGAGATCCCATCGTGGTCCATGTTCCAGTCGACAGCGTGAGCCGATGGGTGGCTGTCGCGGCATTACCCGTGACGTACAGATAATCGTCGTTTCCTTCGATCGAGTACGTCGATGTCGCATCAGGCGTCGTGGTCCAGTTTGCGCTGACGGTCAACTGGGTTCCCGTGTTCGACGAGATGGTTCGGATCTGCCCTGCTCCAGTTCCTCCCACAATGCGAACCTGATGGTTCGTCCACTGGTTCGTCGTCCACGATTTCGCGGAATTGGACAAGGTGTTCAACCCCGCCGACGTGGCTGTTCCTGTTGCGAACGACAGGAAATCCGAGTGATACCAAGACGGAGTGGTGACGATCTGCAATGAGTTTGAAGGCGTGAACGGAAGGGCGTTTGAAGAAGCATTGGTCCAAGTACCGAGTGCGTAGTCGTAGTACTTGAATGATGTATTGACCGTTGATCCGCCGCTCATCACGTACCACCTCGGAGTGATGAGGCGGTAGGTGGTCGCCGTGGTGGTCGATGCGCTGAATGCCGTCGTGACGGTGATGACCGCGTTCGCTCCGATCGTGTTCGATGCGATGACGCGAACATCTCCCGCCGCTGGACCAGATGTGATGTGGATTCGGTATCCATCGAGGCTTCGCACCAACGTCAGGTTCGTGTTGATCGTCGTCGTAGAACCGTTTGCAGACGCCGTACCCGATGGTCCGATGGCGGTGCATGCGCCATGCGATCCGAACGTGATTCCAGATCCGCCGAGAGATGGGTTCTCAATGTTGTGGAAGCCATCCGTGGACGGGTTGTACAGATGCATGCCTGTCGCGCTGGCGGCAGCGGCAAAGAGCATCAACTGCGTGTGGTGCGGACATGTGCTGAAGAAATGTCCGATTGACGGCTGGGTCGGCGTTTGACCGAGTATCTCCCACCGTGGGATGTCGAGGATTGGTCGGTTTCCGTTTGTCGTTGGCATTTATGTCACCGAGATATTGTGTCGGGTCTGGAATGACGGCACGTTCATCATTCCAACGAAAGCGCCATATGCAGGTCGGTTTCCGATGTTGGCGATGTCAGTCACGGAACTCACGGCACTCACCGTGGTTACGCCAAGTACGGTGGTGACTTGGTTGACTTGGTTGAGGCTGGAGTTCGTGTCGAAGATGACCTTCGCGCGCCGTCCTGAATCCATGAACTGAAGATGCGATGCAAGCGCGGACACGGTCATGCGAAGCGCCTCGACTGCCTCGATCAACTCGCCGTATGCAGCCATCGGCATCGGGTTGGTCGCGCTCACGTCGACTGCGGTTCCATCGACTCCCGTGACGGGCTTGACTCGCTGGAAAAGGACGCCGCCGATTTCGTCTGCTGCGACGGTCGCTCCTGATCCTGGCGTGTATCCGACGTTGTCAGGCATGAGTCACCTAGTACTTGAAGTAGAGATCGCCGTCAGCGCCGAGGCCGCTGCTCGGAGTAGTCGTGCCAGAGTATATGGTCGGTACGGATATCGCAGAACGAGCCGCCGCCGCATCCGCTGCGGTCAGCACGTTTCGACCTACTGACGTGCTGTTGGAGATGTCGGTGGCGACATGCGTGTGGCTCGACGCAGCCTTGCCATCAAGCGTTGTCTGGAGGTTCGTCACGTCGGAGATGACGTGCGTGTGAGCAAGAGGCGTTCTGGCATCGCTGAGTCTGGAATCGTTGCCGATGCAGACAGTCGAGGACGTTGTCCCAGTCGGAATCCTCGCGATGTTGAACGTGCCAGACGTGACGTCCGAAGCCGCGTGGACATGGGCAAGCGGCGTCCGTGCGTCGGACAGGCGCGCATCGTTGCCGATGCAGACGGTCGTCGACGTCGATCCTGTCGGGATGCGCGCGATGTCGAGCGTTCCCGTGGTCACGTCCGCAGCCGAATGCACGTGGCTTGTAGCCGCCTTGCCGTCAAGGGCGGTCTGAAGACCAGTCACGTCAGAGATTGCGTGGGTGTGGACGGATGCAGCCTTGCCATCCAACGACGTCTGTAGGTTCGTGACGTCGCTGATCGCGTGGGTGTGCGCAAGCGGGGTTCTTGCGTCCGAAAGGCGGGAGTCATTTCCGATGCAAACCGTCGATGACGTGGTTCCCGTCGGAATTCTGGCGATGTTCAGGGTTCCAGACGTGATGTCGCCCGCAGCGTGGGTATGGCTGGCTGCTGCCTTTCCATCCAGCGTGGTCTGGAGATTCGTGACGTCGGAAATGGCATGGGTATGCGACGATGCCGCCTTGCCGTCCAAAGTCGTCTGAAGGTTCGTTACGTCCGAGATCGAATGCGTGTGCGCGGTAGGGGTACGCGCATCAGACAGGCGCGAATCGTCTGCGCGAACCGCCTTGGTGCTGCTGCTGACCCCGCTTGCCGCGAAGTCGACGGCAAATGTTCGATCTGCTGACAGGTCGCCGCCACCAGTCAGACCTGTTCCCGTGGACAACGTCCGAAGAGTGTCCACCAGCGCGGCGTTCGGGTCGGAGATTCCGTTCGCGACCAGCATTCCCGACTGCAACTTCAGTCCGTTGCCAACGGTGATCTCTTGAACAGATCCGACCGACGTGACGCCTCGTCCAAGAAGGCGGGTTCCCGTCACGTTCTGGATCTTGGCGTAGGTGACAACGCCGTTGTCGATCGTCAGCGTGGTTCCGCCTCCGCTTACGGTGATGTCTCCCTTGTCACCGTCTGCGATTCCCTGCCCTGCTGGTCCTTCTGGTCCCTGCGGGCCATCTGACGCCATGATCGACCACGAAGACGATGGCGGATCGTCGTTCGTATTCCCGATCTCGCAGATCCATGTCTTGCCGTCGAAGCGGACGACGTCCCCGATTACATAGGTGTCGTTCGCATCCCATGTTCCACGCCATCGGATATTCGATGTCGCGGTTACTGGGGTTAGAGCGGCCCCTGCACTGGGCGAAACTGCATATTCCCTACGAAAGGGGCTGACACGATTCGGCAGCAACCTCCCGTAGTCTCTCTGCTGGATTCCGTCCTTGATTGCCGC